GTAACAACAAGGGTATGTATGATGTACTTACTCACGCATCTTTCCAGTACGAGCATAAAGGTGCTTCAGCATTTTATGTTAGATGGAACAAAGAACGCACTAAGATTATAGAGTTTAAATCTCTTGACCCTAAAGGTGTAAGAGCAGCAGAGCCTAACGAGAAGGGTGAGGTAACTCACTACATCGTTCGTAGGAGCTTTGGTTACGGAGCTAATTCTGTACAACACAATGAGCCAAGAAGAATCAAAGCCTTTAACAAGTTTGATAAGAGTGGTACAGAGGCTGTATTATATATCGCTAACCCTTATTCGGGAAATCCTTATTACGGAGTACCTAATTACATTTCTGCTTTTCATTACATTGAGAGTGATTTTGCTTTTGGTAAGCACATTAAGAACTCTGCTGAGAATGGCTTCTCGCCAAGAGTATTAGCTACCTTCATCGGTAGAAATATGAGTGCAGAACAGAAGCGTGATGAGTACAACAAGTTCAAGGAATCTTTCACTGGCCCTTCTGCTGACAACTTCATTGTCTCTTGGGTAAAGAAAGAAGAAGATGCTCCTAAGTTTGAGCCATTAGATGTTACAAACTTAGACAAGACTATAGATGTTTTATCCAGACTTAATGATGCCAAGATACTTACTGCCCATAATGTTACTTCTCCTACCCTTTTTGGTGTTATGGTTTCGGGAAAACTTGGAGGAACGGGTAACGAATTGGTTACAGCATACCAAATTTTTAGAGCTACTGAAACGCTTCCTAACAGGGAAATTATTTTAGACGGAGTAAATAGAATACTATCCACTACAGGATACGATGCTATGAACTTAGCTATTGTTGAGGAGCCAATTAACCTTGAGAGCATTAAGGGTGCTAACACAACAGATATATAATAATGGTTGATGTAATTTTCATAGACGATAACTACCTGTATCAAAACTTCCCTCTTCCAAAGAGAATGGACAGAGGTTCTTTATTAGCACTAATACAGTTAGAGCAGTTTACTTCTATCCAAGATTTAATGGGTACTTGTCTTTATGATAACATTGAGGCTAAGGTATTAGCTGAAACATTAGATACTGTTGAACAAGGTTTGTTTAAGTTGGTGAAGTACTCATTGGCTATGTATTCTGCTAAGGCAGCGATAAGCATATTAAGAACTGCAACAGCAACTACTAAAGCTGAAGAGCAGAAGCAAGACCAGTATATACTTGATACTATATCTACTACTATTGATAGTAAGTTAGCTTATATTGACAAGCGTATTACTAACTATATACTTAACAATGCGGCAATTAAAGCAATCGCTACTGCCACTGGTTGTACTGACGACCTCTTTAATGAGCAAGATAACTATCAAGGGGATGTCTTCTATCCTCAAGATGGTATTACGGACACATTCTGTGAAGACGGAGGAGTAAGCTACACACCATAATGCAAGAAACAGATTTGAAATTACTTCTAATTAATAGCACTACATTCTTAGTGTCTTTTTCCGACCTTGAGAATATCTTAAAGATAATACTTCTTATAGCATCTATTGGCTACACAGCACAGCGATGGTATTATATGAACAATGAAAAAAAGAACAAATAAAAAAGGGGCCGAAGCCCCTTTCTATTTTATCTTACCTCTTTTGTCTACCGTTCTCACGGCAAAGTAACCACCTATTACGGTTACACTAACCATCTCCCATAGGCCTATCCATCTTTCGCTTACGCTACTGATGCCAACTCCTTCAAAGAAGGTCATAAGCACCAGGAATATAACGATAGTAGCAAGTGTTAGTGGTCTAACATTCTTGCTTAACCAAGAATCAGATGATAAGTCACTACTCCAACGAGAGGATATCTCCTTTTCTATAGCTGCTCTTATCTCTTCTTTCTCTTCAGGGGTAGATACAAATCTATCTACCGCATTGGCCACCGCATCCACAGTTTCCTTCGCACCCCCTGATAATATTTTCTTTAGAATACTCATAACTAACTACCACAACCTTCGCAATCAGGGTTGTCAATTGAGCAAGCCTTCTCGTTAACCTTTGAGTTCGTCATCTCATCTACGAAATCTGCAAAGCTATCATCAAATCCAATGTCACTGTCGTTCATCTTTTATTATTTATTGATTATTAATATGTCCAGATAACATCCTCTGCCTTAGAGGGGTCATCATCAACGTGTATAAAGTTTTTAGCTATTCCTATTCTGTTAAAACCAGCTTGTAATAAAGCAGATAATATAAGAAACTTCTGCTTTGAGGTAGGTGCGTATATGTCACAGGCTCTACCTGCTATATGGCTGCTGCTTGGTACACCGCCAACCTTCTCGTTATGTGATGGTGTTCTGTAACCACTTGTAATCTTAAAACCACAACCTGCTACCTTTCGGGCATAGGCTATCTTGTTAAGAAACTCCACGTTCATATGTTCGTAGCTCCCCTTAACATCGGGAGAATCAAACTCATTGTACTCAAAGTAAAGGTGGAAATTGTCAGTCAGTTTCTTCATTGTCTTCTTCTTTATGTTCTGGCTCATCCCAATAGAGGAATCTCCAATCGGTATTAGAATTTACATTATTCATTCACTAACTTCCTGTATGTCAACTCAGCGATTAAGGCTGTATAGATGGCGTATAAGAGGTTTAAATCCATAATACCATAGATTATAAGGCTGCACCAAAATGAGAGGCACAGAACGCAGTTAAATGGCTTAAAAGATAGGAACCTTTCCATCACCCAACCATAGGGTTCAAAGATAAATAAATATGAAAATAGAAAACCCAACCCACTTACCAATATCCACTCGTTATAAATATCAATCATAATTTTTCGCTTAAATAATCGTCTTTAGTATATCTAATTAACTTGGTGACTCGCTCACCATTCTCAATAACTACAATGTTACCTTTAATATTCTTCCCATATACATCCTTCCACTTCAATGACACTATTCTATTAGTCATAGTAGAGTATATTATAGATATGATTAGGTTTGCAGCACTCTTACCTTCCTCATAGTAAATAAGGAATTTTTCACAGGTACGCATTACAGCAGCATCTATCAATGCTTGTTCCAACTCCTTATCACCATTGGTAATAAATGCTGAACCCGCTATCTCTAAAGCTCGTTGTAGTATAAAAGCACCAAGAGGTTCTGTTATCCTACCTTTTTGAGCAGACTTTATAGCCTCTAACTCAATCTGGTTTTTGTCGTACCTCATACTGTTCTTCAACTTTGTTTAGTATAGTGATAATAGTAGGCAAGTAATCAGAAAGCTCTGCTGATGTTACGTCAAGTTCTCTTGCCAATCGTACCAATGTGACTGGCTGGCTGTAGTAAACCAGGGCTTCAATTGATTCGTATATATCAAGAATGAAATTCGCTTCACTCTCTGTGATGTCTTCGTAGTGTTGGTCAAAGTTCATAGTATTTAGTAGCTTGTACGAAGGCTGCTCCCCTTAACAGGGTCAAGCTCTTCTATTTTATCTATAAATACAGACTCTTTAGCATATGCTTCTTTGATTTCTTCTGCTGTAGAATCTGTTCCGAGGTTAGCGAATAGTATTGCCATCTCATAGAGATAAAGGTCAACTCTATTCTTAATTAATTTACAAGTCTGGTATGTCTTTTCCATATTAAATTTCTTTGTATCCGTATAGTTTTAATTCTACTCTGAAAATATCTTTCGGTAGAGATTCGTCAACTTCAATTTTAAGTTGCTTAAAGTATTTTTTAGTATCGTCTTTAACCCAGTTACGATGACGGAGGTAATCAGCCGTAAATTTGATAGCAAGAATACAATTATCAGTATCGTACCGAGAATTATGGAAGACGTGAATGTTAAAACTTTCCGCCCAAAACTCATCATAATTTTCAAAGGCTTTATCAAGTGCTGCAAAATATTCTTTTTTATGTTTAACTCTTATTGAAAAATGTCTACCTGAATAGTAAGCATTAAGGCTTGGTGGTTTAGGTAGGTTTAGTGTTATGTTATGCATAGACCTTAGCTTTACTTATATGTAGGTATCCTACTTCCTTGTTTACAAACTGACGTTGTGAGAAGTGTGATGTCTTAGGCATACCCCTTGTCTCCCATACAGGCTCATCCATTGTAGCGAGGTTAAACGCATAAATACCTTGAGGTGTTTGAGATACATACACAGGAATAGTAAGATGCTTCTCTGCTCTTCTAAGTAGCTTGTCGTACTTAGCTTTCTCAATCAGTAAATCATCGTAGTGTTTGTTACGACATTTTAGTTCTATGTCTGTGCTTGTAAACTCAGAGTAACAATCGTAATGATTGTACTCACCCTCAGACCATTCAAGGTCTTTGATGTAGTTATCTTTCAGGTGGTGGAAGAGTTTGTCCTCCTTGTTTTTCCAAGTCATTACTGTTGATTTGTAGCTATCTTCAATAAGATAAGGTAGCCAATTAAATCTTGTACTGTGTCTTCAGTAGCATCTGTTATTCCCTTGCTCTTGATACGCATAAGCTTATCATCTATCCTTGCACATAGGCTATCTACAGCATTACCACGAGAGAAGATGCCTACGGGGTTAAGGGCAGAGTCCCCGTAAGCAGCGTTCTTCTCAAGTAGGAGGTTCATAACCTCTGTAGATGTTTCTATTATTAAGTCTCTTGTATTGTTAGTATCTTTCATATTATAAATATACTTGTCTATATAACTTATTGACATATAGGCCGTAGACTTTATTAACATTATAGTCCGCAGTATCCACCATCACACTCGGTGAAGTCCTCATCAAATAGATTAAACTGCGAGTTGTAACTGATTATCTCTCGGTAGCTAACGTCTGACCTGAAGTTTCCTTTGTTGCCTTCTTCCTGTCTCGCAAACCAATCCATCTTCTCTGGGTGTCTGTCAGCCATATGCTTCAGTAACATTGGCGCACGCCACCAACATCCTACACAATTATTCATATAAGAAAACCTTACAGGTTTATCCTTCCAAAACTCTTCAATAGTATCTTTGAATACAGCATCTTCTATCAGGGGAAACGAAGGCTTACAGTAGTCTATAACGCCCCAACGGTTTCTCGTACCTGTCTTGGTTCTTCCTACTACAATCTTAACCTCTGTCATACCACGCTCATTAAGCTTCTCGGTCATAGTCTTAGCACGAGACTGCTCGTTCGCTCTAAAACCAA